TGATATTTTGTTAAACAAAACAAGAGAAGAGGTAGCTCGTGATAACGTTACTAAAGCAGAACTTGAACGTATTGTTGAACATATGGACGCAAGGTTTAACAAGCTTGAAAGCAAAATTGACGAGCTTATTCGGAAATAAATAATGCCAAGTGTATCCAAAAAACAACACAATTTTATGGCAGCAGTTGCACATAATCCTGCATTTGCTAAAAAAGTAGGAGTTCCACAATCTGTGGGAAAAGATTTTAACAACGCCGACAAAGGCAAAAAATTTAAAGAAGGTGGAACTATGAAACCAGTAGACGCAAAAAAGAACCCCGGATTAGCTAAGTTACCTACACCCGTGCGTAACAAAATGGGATACATGAAAAATGGTGGCATGGCACATAAAGATATGGCCAAAGACAAACCAATGATGAAAAAAATTGCTGATGTTGAAGCAACAAAAATTGTTAAAGGTCATGAAAAACGTATGCACAAAATGGCAAAAGGTGGATCTGCGTCTGCCCGTGCGGATGGCTGTGCTACACAAGGCAAAACAAAAGGCACAATGATTAAGATGATGTCTGGCGGAAAGTGCTAAATCATGGCTGATGTTAAAGACCCCCAAAAACTAGTTGACGATATTGCTCGTCAACAAAATGAAGAAGACTTAGGGCTTCCTAAACGCATTGGTGAGGCCGTTGTTAAAGGCGCTAAAGCTGTTAAAAACAAAGTAAGTGAAGATTTGACTGGCGGTGCTTATGTTGGTTCACGCCTAAATATGCCCTCAAATACTCGTATGGGGAAATTAAGCCCTTCAGATACAGCAATGGTAAATAAATATGATGCATCTGAAGAAGGCCAAAAAGCTAAATTTGAACGCCGTCATGGAATCCCAAGCAGCACAAAAGATAACAAAATGGGCATGAAAGCTGGCGGTAAGGTTAAATCTGCTTCTGCCCGTGCTGACGGTTGTGCTATTCGTGGAAAAACGAGGGCATAATGGCCGGCTATGTGGATCCAGTTCAACCAGCATCTCAGTTAGATCTTGATGTTGGGCGTTCTACTGCTCAAACACAGCAGAAAATGCGCAAAACTGGTTCCGAAACAGGTGACAAGTTTAAAGAAAAGTATTTAGCAGAAATTGAAGCAAATCGCGTTTTAAGAGAAATGGAAAGAGACAAAGCCATTGATAAAGCGCGTGAGTTTGTAAAGCATGGTAAATCTGTTTTTGGTCCTAGTGGGGGCGGAGGTGGCGGTGGTGGTATGCCAAAGATGAACCGAGATATTACTAAAAACTACTCAAAAGGTGGTAAAGTTAAATCAGCATCAGCCAGAGCAGACGGTTGCTGCATTAGAGGAAAGACAAGAGCATGAGAGCAAGTCGTGGAATGGGTGATATTAAACCTAGCAAAATGCCGGGTAAGAAAATTATTCAACGTACAGACAATCCGCAAGACGTAGAGGTTTACGCAAAAGGCGGCAAGATAAGCAACAATGTTACAGTTAGTAAAGCTGGAACTCCTTCTGCTGTAGTTAAAAAATTACTTGCAAAACCGGGGTCTTTAAAAGCGTCTGATTTGTTTGCTGGCGGCGGAAAGGCCGGTTTGTATGAAAATATTCATAAAAAGCGTGCACGTATTGCAGCTGGTTCTGGTGAAAGAATGCGTAAAGTTGGGGCTAAAGGTGCGCCTACTAAGGCAGACTTTATTAAATCAGCTAAAACTGCAAAGAAGAAATAAATGAAAGATTTTATGCAAACTCAGATTGAAGCGTCTGAGCGTTTGTATCAAATGATGCTTAATGACCATAAAGAGCGTGTTAGAGACATGGTAGTGTGGTCAGAAACAAGTGTTAGTTTAATGAATAAATTAAAACAAAGAGATGAAGAAATAATTAAATTACGCTCAGAAATAGCAGTCCTTAAGGCAAAATAATGGCAAATACATCCGGACAAACTTCGTTTAACCTAGACCTTTCAGAGCTTGTAGAAGAGGCTTTTGAGCGTTGTGGTTCGCAGTTAAGGTCTGGGTATGACTTGCGTACTGCAAGACGCTCTATCAACCTTATGACAATTGAGTGGGCCAATCGCGGTATTAACCTCTGGACTATTGAAGAGTGCGTTATTCCTCTAGTTACAAACCAAGGTGTATACCCAATTCCTGCGGATACTATTGACATTTTAGATCTCGTAACAAGGACAAGCAATGGCAGTTCATCTAACCAAACTGACATTAATTTGTCTCGTATATCTGAGTCTACTTACTCTACTATTCCTAATAAATTAACTACTGGACGCCCTATCCAAGTATGGTTTAATCGCCAGACTGCCCAGACAAATGGCACGGTATCTACTACTGTTGCCAGCACAGGGACCACTCCACCTATATCAACAACAGACACTACTATTACCTTAACTAGCGTAGCTGGCTTAGGGTCTACTGGATTTGTAAAAATAGATAACGAAACTATTGGGTACACCAATATTGATACATCTACCAACCAGCTATTAAACTGCTGGCGCGGCCAAAACGGCACTACCGCAGCAACTCATTCTGCTGGAGCTTCTGTATATATTCAGAATTTGCCTTGTGTAAACATTTGGCCAACTCCAGATGCTGGTGGTGGACCGTACACTTTAGTGTACTGGCGTATGCGTAGATTGCAAGACGCTGGAGACGGCGTCAATATTCAAGATATACCATTCCGGTTTATTAACTGCTTTGTAGCTGGGTTATCTTATATGTTAAGTGTTAAAATCCAAGGAGTAGACCCGCAAAGAGTGATGGGTTTAAAGGCAGATTATGAACAACAGTTTGATTTAGCCGCGGCAGAAGATAGAGAAACAGCACCAATTAGATGGGTGCCAAGAAATATGTTTTACGCAAGGTAATATATGGCCTCAAAATATAGTTCTGGCAAACATTCAATTGCGGAATGTGACCGTTGTGGCCAAAGGTATAAATTAGTAGAGCTTAAAAAGCTAACTATTAAGACTAAACAAGTCAGCATTAAAGTGTGTCCTGAGTGTTGGGAACCAGATCAACCTCAGTTACAATTAGGTATGTATCCGGTCAATGACCCACAAGCAGTACGGGAACCAAGGCCAGATAACAGTTATTATGCATCAGGACAAACGGGCTTACAAACCCAAAGCGGTAACGGAGCGGCTATCAATGAAATTGGATACCAAGCCGAAGGTAGTAGAGTATTTCAATGGGGCTGGAACCCTGTTGGCGGCGCAAGTAGTTTTGACACGGTTTTAACACCAAATTACTTGATTGCAGTAGGGCAAGTAGGTACAGTAACATTAACAGTTAATTAGGAGTAAATTATGACATTCAAAAAAGGCGCAGACGGTATTGCCAAAAAAGGTAAAACTGAAGGCAAAAATTTAGGTAATTCAGGCCCTACAGCTAAAGTTGAAAACGGTCCAATCAAACATACTGTTGGCAAGAAAAACGCTAACATGAAGTCTATGGGTCGTGGTTTGGCTAAATTAGCAGCTCAGAGAGGTCGTTAATCATGGCAAAAAACAACAAACCTGCTCAGGCTTATGATGAGCCACATAAAATGACCGGCGAACAAACTAGCGTTAATACCTATAGTGGATATGAAGCTGGCGCTAAAGTTATGGAGCAATGCAATATATCTGTAGGCGGCATTAGCAAAGGTAACTATGCTCCAGTTAATCCATATGGCGTAGGCGTTATGCGTGGTTACGGCGCGGCAACTAAAGGTCGTAAGATCAGTGGAAAAATGGGCTAAACCCTAATGAACTACATACAACTGTACCAAGCAATACAGGATTATTCTGAGAATACGGAATCGCTTTTTGTAAGCAACATACCGCTTTTTGTTCAAGAAGCCGAAGAGCGTATATACAACTCAGTCCAAATCCCTTCGCTACGTAAAAACGTGACTGGTACAGTCACAGCTAATAGCAAGTATTTGTCTTGTCCAGATGACTATTTATCTACGTATTCAATGGCAGTTATTGAAAACTATGGCACGGCAACAGAAACGTATACATACTTACTTAACAAAGATGTTAACTTTATCCGTGAGGCCTATCCAACGCCTGCATCTACGGGGTTACCTAAGTACTACGCCTTGTTTGGTTCTCAGTACACCAATGCTAATGAGCTATCTTTTATTTTAGGACCAACCCCAAACACTAGTTACACAGTGGAAATGCACTATTTCTACTATCCAGTATCTATCGTTCAAGGTGCTATTTCAGGGCTTAACGTTCCTACTGGTGGTTCTCTATACACTAACGGGAACTACAGTAACGTGCCCCTAACGGGTGGTTCTGGTTCTGGAGCAACGGCAAATATTACTGTTTCTGGACAAACGGTAACTTCCGTTACCATTAAAAACAGCGGTAATTTCTATGTTGTTGGGGACGTGTTGTCGTGTTCTAACATATACGTTGGAGGTTCCGGTTCTGGTTTTTCTGTAGTTTTAAGCGCGGTTAATAACACCGCAGGCACAAGCTGGTTAGGCGATAATTATGATCCAGTGCTGCTTTATGGTGCCATGCGTGAAGCTATGTTGTTTATGAAGGGCGAGCAGGACTTGATTAAATACTACGAAGACAAGTATAACGAAGCTCTTATGCAACTCAACCGCCTTGGTTCTGGTCTTGAGCGTGGTGATGCTTATAGAGACGGCCAGTATAGAATTGGACAAGTTAAACCATGACAATTGCTCAAGGCCAATGCACCATATTCAAAAAAAACTGCTTAAGCGCTTTAGAGAACTTTGCGGTTGGAACCCCCTATACCTACAAAATAGCCCTATATACTGCTAATGCTACCCTAAACCAATCAACCCTAACGTACACAACTACGGGAGAAGTAGTAGGCACTGGATATACAGCAGGCGGTCAAACCCTTACTGTTATACCTCCCCAAACGGATGACTATACTGCCTATTTGTCTTTTAATACAGTAACTTGGAATCCGGCTTCCTTTACGGTTAGGGGTGCTTTAATCTATAATAGTACGACTAATGCGGCTGTGGCAGTACTAGATTTTGGTGCCGATAAAACACCTACAACAAGTTTTACAATAACGTTTCCTACGAATAACGCTGCTAACGCTATTATTCGTTTTTCCAATTAAGGAGTTTTTATGCAAAAAGAAATAGCAAGCTGCGGCGATAAAGCGGAAATTAGCTTACAAGCTAACGTAGCCGGTACAGAAACTGTCGGTATTGATGGTATATACCATGTAGAGTGCCGTGATGCTGCTGGCAATTTAAAGTGGGCAGACGAGTTTCCTAACTTAGTTAACGCTGTTGGCAAGCAGTTAATGTTAGATACTCTGTTAAAAGGCTCTAGTTACACTGTTGTCGGCCCATTCTTAGGTTTGATTGGCACTACTAGCCCAGTATTTTCAGCTGCTGACACAATGACTTCACACGCTGGTTGGACTGAGTTTATTAACTACACCGTTGGTGGCTCCGCTGTTCGTGGTACTGCTGTGTTTGCTTCTGCTACTTCAAGCGGAACTACACCATCTAACGTAACAACTTCTGCTGCTACAGCTATTACCTACACTATTACCGGTGCTGGTGGTAACG